GGCTCTATTGCCGCTGGTAATAAAATTATGGATCTTGTTATTCCTGGCGGGGCTAATGCGAATACCTATATTCCAGCTGATGGAGTATTATTTAAAACCGGACTTACAGTAGATGCTGATGCAGAAACAGCAGGCTGCATAGTCTTTTACACAGAATAAGGAGGCAATATGCCAGAATATTTTGATTCAACTGCTCAGACTCGATCTGCAGTTCAATCTTCAAAAACTACTAAATCTTACGGCAAGCCCGTTGGACGACGCGGTGTGATCCAGGGTAAAACTACTTCTCAACCACAAGGACATATTCCACTGCATAAAAGACTTAAAATGGGACAAAAACCATCTGAAGTTTTTAATGGAGTGAACGGAAAAACCGGTGGCAGATAAAAAGTGGATTCAAAGTGCTATTAAAAAGCCAGGAGCTCTTCGTTCATCTTTGGGAGCTAAAAAAGGAAAAAAGATTCCAAAGAAAAAATTAATGAAAGCTGCTAAAAAAGGTGGTAAGTTAGGTCAACGTGCTCGTTTGGCAATAACATTGTCCAAGATGAGGAAGAAAAAAGGATGATAGATGGCGACTTCAGGAACTACCGAATTCAATCTTCAGATTGATGATATAATTGAAGAGGCTTTTGAACGCTGTGGATTACAAACACGCAAAGGCTATGATTTAAAAACGGCGCGACGATCCCTGGACATCATGTTTCAGGATTGGGCAAACCGTGGACTTAACCTATGGAAAATTACCCAAGGATCAAAACTTTTAGTAGCCAATCAACCGAGTTATAATTTTTCGTCAACCGAAGAACGAGCCCTTGTTGATATACTCTCTGCTGTGATCAATGATGGCTCGTTTGATTATTCGGTGGATCGCATTAGTCGAATGGCTTATTTGGATATGCCGGTCAAAACAACGGCAGGACGACCTTCAGAATGGTATTTCGAGAGAACTTTAACCCCTACGCTTTATTTATATCAAGCCCCCGATGATACAAAAACCTATACCTTTAAATATTATGGGCTGCGTCGTATTGATGATGCGGGTGCCTATGAGAATGAAGCAGATGTTCCGTTTAGATTTTTACCGTGCATGAGTGCGGGATTAGCGTATTATATTGCTATGAAAAAAGCGCCGGATCGTGTTCAATTATTAAAACAAGTGTATGAAGAAGAATTTGCTCGAGCTGCAGCAGAAGATTCAACCAGAGCGAGTATTCATCTTGTTCCTGCACGAGGATATATTGGAGGTGTATAATGGCATTTGCAAAAGGTAAACATGCACTGAGAATCTCGGACCGAAGTGGGTGGGCATTTCCCTATTTGGAAATGGTTAAAGAATGGCAGGGTTCTATCGTTCATACCTCAGAATTTGAACCAAAACAACCTCAACTAGGTCCTTTTCGTATTGGTAATGATCCTGTTGCTTTACGCAACCCACGTCCAGCGAGAGCAGCACCGGCCGTCACGGTTCTTTTACCATTAAATCCTTTTCGCACAACTGCAAGTGATACGACAGTTACTGTTATTTCCCCTAGTCATGGACGTAGTACCGGGGATGTAGTGAGATTTAGAGATTGCATAGCTGCCAATGGCATTCCTCGTTCAGATCTAGAAGATGCCGATGGATATACAATTACAAAAATTGATACAAATTTTTATAGTTTTGTTTCACCCACGGCTCCAAATTTAACTGGAGACGCTGGAGGAGGGTCAGTGTCCGCAGGACCTGTGACAATAATATCATAATGGCTACTTTAAGCGAAATTCAAACAGATATTCGAAACTATACAGAAGTTACAAGCACTGTCTTAACAGATGCTATTATCGGCACCATGATTGATAATATAGAAAAACGAATTTTTAGGACTATTGACTTGGATGTATCTCGTAGTCATCAAACAGGAAATTTAACAAAAGATAATCCTTTTTTGTCAATGCCTGGTGATATTTCTACCACTTTTATTAGCATTGATTGGATGCAAATTTTAGATAGTGCTTCCAACAGAACGTATTTAATTCAAAAAGATTTGTCTTTTCTTACAGAATATAATAAGAATAGAAATACAACGGGTGTACCTAAGTATTACGGCAATTGGGATAATGATACTATTTACCTCGCTCCTACTCCAAGTTCAGGATTTACAGTAGAACTTGCTTTAAATAAGATGCCAGATAGCTTAAAGGACGCGGGAGCGTCGGGCTCAACTTGGTTGAGTACTAACGGCAATGATGTTCTTCTTTATGGATGCCTGGTTGAAGCTTATAAGTTTTTGAAAGGCCCTACTGATATGTTGCAGATGTACCAACAATCTTTTCAAGAAGCAATGCAAGCCTTTGCGATTGAACAACAGGGACGAAGAAGACGAAGTGAATATTTTGATGGAGTCTTGAGGATACCTCTTGAATCCGCACAACCTTAATAAGGAGAAACTATGGCTATTGAACAATGCATTGTTAAATCATTTAAGACTGAAATTCTAAAAGGATTACATGATTTTACTGCATCCACAGGTAATTCCTTCAAGCTCGCTCTTTTTGATAGTGAAGTAACGTTGAACAATACAACAACGATATATAGCACTACTGATGAAGTTGGAGCTTCTGGAACTTACACTGCTGGCGGAGGAGCTGCTACTGTCGAATCGACATTTCCGAAATTAGATAATACAACTGCTATTGTTGATTTTGCCGATGTCTCTTTTACAAGTGCAACTATTTCTGCCCAGGCTGCGGTAATTTATAATAATTCTACGGTGACCGGTCTTACAACTAACGCTGCTGTTGCTATTCTAGATTTTGGAGGAGTCAAATCTTCCACTGCTGGAACATTTACTATTTCATTCCCTGCTGCTGAAGACGATAGTGCTATCTTAAGAATAGCCTAGTTAGGAGGCTTTAGATGGCCAGTATTCAAGGCTGGGGACGCGAAACTTGGGGATCAGGAGCGTGGAACGAATATGCTCCTGTTACTGTTACAGGTCAAAGTGCTACAGCGACTGTTGGAACTGGTTTTAGTGTCGTCACGGATCAATTCCTTCTCGTCACCGGGCAAGCCGCAACGGCAACGGTTGGCGATGCAACGGCAGTTGGAATTGCTTTTGCATATCCTGATGGGCAATCAGCCACTGCAACAGCTGGCGATCCAAGTTTATCTACAGGACAAATCATCTCGGTTACAGGACAACAAGCAACTGGAAGTTTAGGAGATACCACAGAAACAGGAACCAGGACTACGGGCTGGAACCGGGACACTGATATCAATACCGGAGCTGCCATTGGATGGGGAAACCAACAATGGGGCGCCGTTGGGATTACTCAAAGTGTAACAGGCCAATCGGCCACTGCAAGCGTTGAGGATGTTGCTTCGGTAACAGGCGACGCCAATCAAACTACTGATTCTTTAGTTGGAACTTTTACTATTGGAACTTATTCCATTTCCGGGGAAGGCAATATTACCATTGTTTCTTCTCCTGAGCACGCTGTTACCGCTACCGTTAATGATGTTACTATTAATATTTTTATCGATGCGGCTGCAACTGGCCAATCTGTCACAGCTTCAGTAGGAGACGCAACAGCTCCGGCTGCCGCTGAACCTACCGGGGTAGAAGCAACTGCTTCTACTGACGATGTTACTATTATTTCCACATATGCGGTTACAGGCGTAAGCGCTACGGTTAGCGTGGGAGATGAAGCTATTACTGGAGGGGCTATTGTAAGCCCATCTGGAAATCAGTTGACATCTTCCGTAGGTAGTTTAAGAATAACCAATTGGTCCATTGTAGACGACAGCCAAGCTGCAGACTGGAAAAACGTATCATTGGCTGCATAAAAATGTTTTCATTTATAAACAAAAGGTGTTAAAAACAAGCTATGGCCACATATTCAACAGGCTTACGGACAGAACTCATGGTAACTGGCGAGGAGTCAGGTACATGGGGAACAGTCACTAATAATAATTTTTCACAAGTTTTTGAATATTCCATCGCTGGTGTTTATGCGAAAACCTTAACGGATGCCGATACTACTCTTTCTAACGGGGATGGTCCTCAAACCCAGGCTAATAACGAAGCCAGACAAAACACTCTTATTCTATCGGGCACATTGTCAGCCGTTCGTGTTGTTCAATTCCCAGCGACAGAAAAAACCTATATGGTTTATAACAATACTTCCGGGGGGTATGCTCTAACGCTACGTCTGGGAGCAGGCGGAAATACATTGTCCGTGGTCAACGGAAAAATGCGTATCGTCGCGACAGACGGAACGAATTGGTATGATGTTTTTAGTCTTGCAGGATTAAGTGAATCTTGGGTAGAAAAAAGCACGGCCTACACGGCCGAAGATGGGGATAATGTCTTTGTTGATTGTTCAGCAGCAATAGTCACAGTAACTTTACCAGCTTCCCCTTCGATTGGAAATCAGGTTAAAATAATAGATGGCACAGGAAGTGCCTCTACTTATAACATTACGGTTGGCCGTAACTCTGAAAAAATTCAAGGAACCGCAGCTGATTTGACGATTTCTACTGACAGTGCAGGTATTTCTTTGGTATATTATGATACGGACAACGGATGGAGGTTGAAATATAACGACTAATGGCTAATTTACAAAGTATTACACAAAGAAGTGAAGTAGGGGCGATCAAGCCTTGGGGCAAAGCAACAGCTCCCGATGGTTATCTCTTATGTGACGGAACAGCCGTTTCTCGAACTACATATGTGGATCTATTCGGTATACTTAGTACAACCTATGGAGTGGGGAATGGATCAACCACTTTCAATGTCCCCGATCTTCAGGGCAAGACTCCTCAAGGATATGACGGCAATACTTATAATTTAGCAGGAACGGGAGGAGCGAATACCGTTACTGTGTCCGTGACTAATAACCAGGCCGCAACTAATACCAATAACCAAGCCGTCACTGTGACGGGAGATATTGCCAATACTTCTTTGACTACCGCTCAATTGGCTAGTCATAGTCATCCCATTCCCACTCTAGCTGGCGATCCAACTAATAGCGATAGTACTCTGAGAGATAAAGCAGGAGGGAATAGAAATTCAGGAACGGCCTACACGGCCGATAGCGCAGGATCAGGAACAGGACATAATCATACGCATACTTTAGCAGGAAGCTTAACTGGAACGGTAACTACCTCCATCACAGGATCGGTAGCAGCTTCAGGAACAAATTCTTTTTCACCCTACGTGGTGGTTAACTACATTATTAGGCATTAAAAATGGCGACACACATTATAATATCAAACGATC